GGTTGGAAATTCCGTACCGCGTGACCATCGACGTCTCGACCAAGGAGATCCTGTCGATTGTTCGGAACTACGACGAAGAGACGGCGGAGTTGCCCGAAGCCCGTACGAATTTCGTGAAGTACACCTTCGTGCCGGGCATGGGGTTCTACGACATCGGCCTGTTGCACATTCTGGGCAACACGACGAACGCGCTCACTGCCGCATGGCGCGAGCTGCTCGACGCCGGTATGTACGCGAACTTTCCGGGATTCCTTATGGCCGACACGGGAGCGCGTCAGAACACCAACATTTTCCGCGTGCCTCCGGGCGGCGGAGCGCTGGTGAAGACCGGCGGCATGAAGCTGTCGGACGCGATTTCGCCCCTGCCCTACAAAGAGCCGTCCGGCGCGCTGATGTCGCTGGTCGACAATATGGCGCAGACCGGCATGCGAGTCGGCGGAACATCTGAGCAGCAGGTCGGTGAGGGTCGACCGGACGCACCGGTGGGCACTACGCTCGCGATGATCGAGCAGGCCGAAAAGGTGCTGAACGCGGTGCACAAGCGCATGCATGCGGCGCAGGCAGAAGAGTTCCAGCTGCTCGTTCGGTGCTTCAAAGAGAACCCGGAGAGCTTCTGGCGCAACTGCAAGAAGATGACCCGCCAGTGGAGCGAGGAACAGTTCCTCAAGGCGCTGGAAGACTGCGACATCGTGCCGCAGGCAGACCCCAACACGGCGAGCCACGGCCAGCGTCTCATGAAGGTTTACGCGCTCAAGCAGATGGCGCAGTCAAACCCGAACCTCTACGACATTCTGAAGATCGACGAGGTGGCGCTCAAGGAGATGGGTTGGAGCAATCCGGAGCAGTTCTTCGCGTCGGAGGAAGCGCGCAATCAGACGCCGCCGGAAGTTCAGAAGGGCATGGCGGAAGTGCAGATTATGCAGCAGGACGCCGCAACGCGGGCCAAGGCCGTCGACGCCAAGATCGCAGAAGGCCAAGCCAAGCTGCAACTCGAAGCCCAGAAGACGATGGGCGAGGGTGGTGGTGGCCTTCCGGGCGGGTTGGACCTTGGCAAGATTGGCGAACTCTACCTCAAGAAGGAAGAGATCGACCTCAAGAACAAGCAGATCGATGCCAAGATGCTCTACGATCAGGCCAAGCTTGGTATTGAGCAGGCAAGGCTCGAGCTGGAACGGGCCAAAATGCAAAACGACCCGCAGCAAGAGGCCGAAATGCAGCTCAAGCTGCTTGATGCTGAGATGAAGATGAAAGATCTCGAAATCAAGCAGCGCGATGTCGAGATGGACGCAGTCAACCGCCACAATGAGCGCGAATCGCGCGAGCGCATCGCACTGGCGAACATCGCCAAGGAATCCGTGAAGAACCCCGGCGGTGGCCTCTTGGCGGAGAGCCTGATATCGCCACAACTGCGTCGGGGACTTGAGGAGCCGGGCTAATGGAAGACGATTCTCTCGAGCAGGCGCTGCAGATCGCTCAACAGGCCAAAGGAACACCTGAGGACAACGCTGTAAGCACTGCGAGAGAGTTATGGTTGGGCCCGAACGCGTCGACGCAGCCACCCGTGACCAAGCAGGACATCATCGACTACGCCCGCGCGGATCCTCAGCAACAGCAGAACCTCCCTGCGGCGCAGCTCTACCAAGTTCCGGGCGATTACAAGCCGCCGTCGACGTACGATCGGGTGATGGACGTACTGGCTTCGCCATTCCGGACATATGCTGAGAAGACCAAAGAGGCCGCTCACCACGGTTCCGAAATGATGTCGGAGGCCGGAAAATCGCTCACGATGCAGGAAGGACGTCTTCCGATCAACGCGGTGTGGCAGTATCCGCTTGGAGCATTGGGAACGGTACTCTCTCCGCTCACCGGAGTGTACGAGACATTTGGCGAAGGGGTCACTCAGGCCACCGGAAACCGCGAAATAGGCAACAGAGCCGCCCTCACGGCGGGTGCAATGGATCCGACGCATACTGGAGCGTTTTTGAAGGGTGCCGCGCGGTCTGTCGCACCATTCGAAATGCCCGCGAAAATGGCTCCGGAGGTTCAGACTGCCGTTCAGACGGCCAAAGAGGTCGCCAACACCGCCGGTGAATTGCCCGACATGTCTCGTCGAGGGTTCCTGCAGGGTGCTGGGGCTACTGTAGCAGCCGCCGCAATGCCCGAAAGGGCCGCTGGAGCACTTCTGCATGGTGCAACTGAGGCCGCACCAGCAGTGGCGGCACCTCTGGACGCCTCGAAAGTTGCGCAGCTAGAAGCTTATGAAAGTACGTTGGAGGCTATCCGCAGCGCTCCGAAGCCCTTTGACGTGTTCGAGGCCATGCAGAAGGTCAACCCGATGGGACCGGAGGGCAACGTTAAACTGCGCCCGTCGATCTCGCAGCACGACCTTAAAGGACCGGACGTGCAAACGGTCGAGAGCTTCTTGAACCAGATCAAGGGCGCTCCGGGGATTACGCAGGAGACGCTTGACGATTTGGCGTTGCAGTTCCATAAGAATTCTCCCACGATGGATCTCAAGCAGCCGATCTCCAAGGCCGAATTTGAGAAGCTCTTCCCGTCGTCCAAGTACGAAAAAGTGGACCTCAAAGAGTCCGCCGATAACGCCATGGCCCATTGGCGAGAAGAAGCTATACGCGTAGCCGACGATGAGCCCAACATTTCGGTTGAAGAGTTGCTGTTGGAGGCTGGCGTGCCGTGGCGACCAGAAATCAGTCGCGACGTCGATGAAGTGATGGAGATTCTGTTCAATTCTCGTCGTCCTATTGATTCGTTGCCTACGCCACTTCGTGACACCTTGGTAGAAGCTGGTATTACCGACTTGCGCGAACTAGATAAGGCGTACGATAAGGCTCGTGATAGGTACATTGAGCGGCTCATGGACGATTTTCAAGCCAACCATTGGGGCGACTTCGTTGGCGAGTCTGGTTACACATACGAGGATTATCAGCGCTTGGTTCCGCAAAGCTTCAAGAACGACCACCCCGAAAATTATTTTGAGATTGGTGTGGCTCATCCCGACCAGAAGACGGCGTACGGACATTATCAAAGTTTCGAGCACCCACAGGGTTTTGGTCTTGCCGGTCACGTTCGTGGAACCGTCATGCCGCATGGTGGTCCTCTTATGACTGCGAAGACGTTCTTGGTTGAAGATCGTCTGCCCGGTGAAGAAGCAGTCAGAGTTCGTCCTCCGTCTCTGATTGAAGCCAAGCCCAACTCGTATCTGATCGAAGAAATTCAGTCGGACGCGCAAAAAGGCGTCGAGCAGACCGGCCATCTTCGCAACATTCACGCCACGGTCTTTAAGGCAGCGATTCAAGACGCGCTGGAAAAAGGTTTCGAGACGGTGTATTACCCGACGGCCCGCACCATTGCTGCTGCTCGTGGGTACAAAGACGCGAAGCCTTTCGAACCGATCTACGACAAGGAAATCATCAAGCACGGCCTCAAGCCGCTTGAGAAGATTCCGGGTGTCGAAGTGAAGAAGATCGGCGGCGATTATTACGAGATCAATTTCTCGCCCGACGCGAAAAAGTACATCTTGAAGGGTCCGGGTCAGCGTTTGACGAATTACGCAGACGGCGGAACAGTAGGAGACAGCAACGAATATGCTAGTCTCGACTTTTCGGATGTGTTACCTTACAACGTAGGCTAGCGCTGCCCTATCCAAAAACCCCTCATGGCAGCAAACGGGGACGCCCGTAACTCCTAGGAGAGACACTCATGTCTGAAGCTGCTAAGCTCAGGGAAATGATGAAAGCCAAGGCCAAGCGCCTTGCATCCGGTGATCCCAAGCAGAAGGTCGACTCTTCGTCTTGGACGCCGCCGGAAATGCTGGAAGCCGACGTTAAGACGGGCATGCGCCCGCTGTCGCGCCGCGCCTACAAGAAAGGTGGCAAAGTCGTCGGTAAGGTTGCGGGCAAGAACGCCCCGATGCGCGCCGACCGTAAGCGTCGTAAGGCCGGTGGTGAGGTCGGTGAGGCCGAAGCCTTTGCGAACGCTAAAGTGAATCGTAACCTTAAGAACGCTAACCAGCTGCGCGAAGGCAAGAAGCACGTTGGCGGGTTTAAGAAGGGCGGAAAGGCACCGAACGCGGAAGCCGATCCGGATATGCCGAACCAGATCACGACGGAAGAATATCGTCGCTTGCTGGAAAAGCGTCAGTCGACGCAGGGTGGCGAGCCTCAGGCTTCCGATCTGTACACCAAAGAGCAGCTTGAGCGTCTGGAGCGTGGTTATAAGAAAGGTGGTCGCCCGAAGAAGTTCTCCGGTGGCGACGTTCTTAAGCTTCTCAGCCCGGTCGCGATGCTCGCCAGTCTTGGCGAAGACGACAAGGACAAGAAGTGCTACGGTGGTCGCAACAAGCGCAAGTCGGGTGGCCGCACGAAGCGCGCTGACGGCGGGTTGCTCAACGATCCGCGCACGGCGGGCAACGCGATTCTTCAGAATTCGGCCATGGCGGCGGGTGTCCCGCAGGACGCTCTCTCGTTCGCTCCGGCCATGCCTTCGCAGGGTATCAAGAAGTTCCTTGGCCTTAAGAAGGGCGGCAAGGTCAGCCACATGGAGTGGGAACACTCCAAAAAGGATCTTGCGCAGGACAAGAAGCTCGCTAAGAAGCATGGCATGAGCATGGAGGCTTGGGAAAAGTCCGAAATGGACGCCAAGCACGACAAGCAGCAGTCGACGAAGGGCCTCAAGAAGGGTGGCCGCAGCAAGGCTGGTGGTGGCGTCCTTTCGGACCCGGCACTGATGGCTGGTATGTCACAGATGCACCAGCGCACCTCTGGTCGCAAGGCTGGCGGCAAGGCTCTCAGTGGCCAGATGCAGGGCACTCGCCCGACGGGTGGTCGTCTCGCTCGCGCTGAAGGTGGTACCACCGGTCAGGCGGCGGCGGATGCGAGAAACCGTTCTCAGTTCATGTCTCATTTGCAGCAGCGGATGCAGAACCCTGCTGTGATGGCGCAGTCTGATAAGATGTCCGCTCTGAAGAGCCAGATGGATTATCTTACCAAGAATCCCAACGCCACGGGACGTGATGTAAAGCAGTACTTTAATACGATGGCGGGTCGTGGCCCGGATGCAGCTAGAGGAAGAGCCGGTAACCCTCAGGGCCAGCGTGGACCGATGCAGGGCGCTCCTCAGGGCTCCATGCAGGGCGCTCCTAAGGCCAAGAAGGGTGGTCGTATTAAACGCGCCGATGGTGGGGTGATGCCGACGACTGCAACGGCAAACACGGCTGCACCTACAACGACCAATACGGCTGCACCTACGACAGCGACGACAGCTACGACTACCAATAAACCGGCGAATCCAGTGGCTACGACAGCTACTACTGCGACGACTACGGCGGCTACCAATCCTAATCAGCAGAGACTGGAACGTCGTAACGCTGCTAAAAAGGAGGCCACGGATCGTCGCGAAGCTCGCAAAGCTGCGCGTATGGAACGCCGTACCAGTGGTAAATCAGCGACTGGCACCACTGCGACCGCTACGGACGCCACTACTAAGACGGCGGATGCTGAGTCGAAGTTCAAGCACTCGAATCGCTACGGTTCGGCGCTGATGCTCCCGGCTAAGAAGGGTGGTCGCATCCAGAAATTCGGTGGTGGCGCTCTTGGATACGCTGAAGGTGGTAAGCCGGGGATGGGTGGACAGCAAGCTCGTCCGCAAGCCTCTATGGGTAACGCTCAACGCATGCCTAACCAGTCTCGTCCAAAGCAGTCTGGTGTCGGTCAGCCGCAAGTTTCGCCTCCGCCGCCGACCAGCCCTTATCAGCCGGGTGGTGGTTTGCCGACGCAGGACACGTCTGTTCAACCGTATAACGGTCAGCCCGTTAACGGTGTGACGAGTGGGTTTAACCAACCACAAATTCAGCAGCCGCAGTTACAGCCTTGGCAACAGCAGATGATGCAGCAGCAGGAGGCCCTTCAGCAGCAGTATCAGCCGCAAATGCAGGCTTATAATGATCAGATGCAGGCGATGTTCGGTAACTATGCCCCGACTCCGGGTTCGCCCGGATTTGATCAGCTTCAGCAAATGATGCAGAATCAGCCTTCTTGGATGTCTGATTTGCAAAAACAGCAGCAGGCTATCGCTCAGCAGTATCAGCCGCAGATGGATGCCTATAATTCTCTGATGAGACAGCAATCCCCGATGGGGATTGGTAGCTACGCGGTTCAGCAAGCCATGGGCCAGACTCCGCCTCCGCCGTCAGGTGGTTATCTGGCTTCGCAGGGTTACTCACCTATTGCGCAGGGCGGGTTCATGGGTACCCAGCCGCAGTTCAACACGGGCGGTCGTGTTGCCCGCAAGTCGGGTGGTAAGACCAAAGCTGGCAAGACGAACATTAACATCGTCATTGCCAGCAAGGCTCCGGGCGACCAGACGGGCATGCAGCAGCCGATGCCGCCCGCTCCGCCTCCGGGTGGCCCCGGCGCTCCTCCGCCCATGGGTGGCGCTCCGGGCATGCCTCCGATGCCCCCGCCGCCCCCGATGGGTGGTCCGGGCCCGATGATGCGCGGTGGCCGTGCGTACCGTTCCTATAAGGACATGGACGCCGGTGCTGGTTCGGGCATGGGTCGCCTTGAGAAGACCGAAATTGCCAAGCGTACTGCCCACAAGGCGGGTGGCAAGATCTATCGGTCTTACAAAGACATGGACGCTGGTGCCGGTTCCGGCCTTGGCCGTCTGGAGAAGACTGAAATTCAGTCTCGCAAAAAGGGTTCTTAACGGGTACCCGTTAAGACAGGGTGGAGCGCGTTCGGACCCCCTCTCTCCGCGCTCCACCCACCACTAATACTTGCAACGAGAGGGGAGAATAGCCACATGGAAAGGTACGAACACGAACTGAGAAAGCTGATCGACGCTCAGATAGAACGTCTTAAGGACTTCTTGGCAGCGGGTTCTCCGGAAGATATGTCGGAGTACAGACTAATGGTCGGCCAGATCGCAGGACTACGCCAATGCATCGATCTTATGGACGAAGCTAGGCAGAAAGCAAACCAAGCTAGGTAAAGAGAGGGGATCTCATAATGCCACCAATGACGATGCTTCACGAAGTGGAGCCCGAAAAAGAAATCATCGACCGTATTGGCGATCTTTCGACGGTCGACATTTTCAACAATCAGGTGCTTTGCGCCATCTACGTCCGCCCGACGAAAACCAAGTCCGGCATTATCCTCACCGACAACACGCGTGCTGAGGACAAGTTCCAAGGCAAAGTGGGTCTGGTGCTGAAAAAGGGTCCCCGTGCGTTCAAGGACGACGGTGACTGGTTTGAAGGGTGCGACGTGCAAGAGGGTGATTGGGTGTTTTTCCGCGTGTCGGACGGATGGCCTCTCACTATTAATGGTGTCGATTGCCGTCTTCTGGACGATACGATCGTCCGGGGCAAAATCGACCATCCAGATAGAGTGTGGTGAGGGAGGCTGATATGGCTAACGAAAAAGACGACCAGATCGAAGTAGAAATCGAAAAAGTCGAAGACGCTGCTCCAGAAGTGGAAGTGGTTGCTGCTGAGGCCGAAAGTACCAAGGACGAGGTTACTGAAACCCTCGACGAGCTTCGCAAGCGGCTTGAGTCCGAACGAGCGGCCCGTCTGGACGCCGAACGGCGCGCTCAAGAGGCCGCTAATATCGCGGCGCAGGCACGCAATGAGGCTGAAGACACCAATCTCCACCTCGTTACGAATGCGATCGGCACTCTTAAGCAAAATGCGGCAATCCTCAAGGACCACTATAAGTCTGCGATGGAAGCTGGAGACTACGATCGGGTGGCCGAAATCCAGCAGGAAATGGCCAACAACTCGCACAAGCTGTCTGAGCTGGAGCGTGGTAAAGCCGCAATGGAGTCTAAGCCTCGCGTCGAAGTTCCCCGGACACCCGTGGAAACCGACCCGGTTGAAGCTCTGGCGTCTCAACTTAGCCCAAGGTCCGCTCAGTGGGTTCGCTCGCACCCGGAGTACGCCACGAACCCGGTCCTGCGCGAGAAGATGATCGCAGCGCACCGTCTGGCGGTTGCAGATAGCATGGCTCCGGACACCGATGACTATTTCGATTATGTCGAAGGTGTTCTTCGCATCAAGAAGAGTGAACCCGTGCGCAATCAGGACGACGACGCTACCTCCGCAGCCGCCAAACCGGTCCAGAGGCGTTCTTCTCCGCCCGCAGCGCCAGTTTCGCGCAGTGGTACCGGCGACGGGTCGCGCCCCAACGTGGTCCGTTTGACCTCTGAAGAGCGCGAAATGGCCCAGATGATGGGCATGACCGACAAGCAATACGCCGAAAACAAGCTCAAACTCATCCAAGAAGGTCGTTTGACCAAACATTGAGGGGTAGAAAATGCAGACCGTACCCAAGAAGCCCGTAGCGGCTAAAGTTGAACGTCCTCCGATGCGTCCGGAACTTCGCGATGATCCTCGTGAAGCCGCCCGCCGCCGTGCTGAGGAAATTCGAGGCCACCTTGGCGGCATCGAAGATAGCGTCGACGAATTCTATATCGACATGTCGGTCATCCCGGATGGCTGGACGTACGAGTGGAAGCGTCACACCATCGTCGGACAGGAAGATCCGGCTTATCAGGTGCAGTTGGCCCGCATGGGTTGGACGCCTGTGCCCACGTCTCGTCATCCGGAAATGATGCCGGGCGGTGGTAAATACGAAACCATCGAGCGCAAAGGCATGATCCTCATGGAGCGCCCGAAGGAAATCACGGACGACGTTCGTGGTATCGAGCGCAAGCGTGCACGCGATCAGGTGCGAGTGAAAGAGCAGCAGCTCACCAACGCCCCCGACGGCCAGTTCACGCGCGACCACGAGCGCGTCAAGCCGCGCATCAAGAAGGGCTACGAGCCCATCGAAATCCCGTCGGACGATTGACGGTGTATCGGGGGAAGCGGTGGTTGGCCCGCCGCTTCCCTTGACACGCTTTCCTAATTCTGCTACTGTGGAATTGTTCTCCCCCGGTGTGGAGGACTTAATACTTCCCGGTTCTTAATCGCCCCGGCGCGCGATGATGAACCTCCTGTTAGAAGGAGATTCCGTCATGGCGAATGTTGATGCGCCTTTCGGTTTCAGTCAGTACAGGGGCCTTGCGTACGCGCCGACGTACGAACAAGTTCCTGTCGCTATCGCCTACAACGCTTCCGCCATCTTCTATGGTGACCCCGTGTTCCCGACTGCCGCTGGTGGTGTCGAGAAGGGCACGCCGGGCACTGATCCGATCGCGGGTGTGTTCGTCGGTTGCAAGTATCTCTCGGTCGCGCAGAAGCGCACTGTCTGGTCGAACTATTGGCCGGGTTCGGATGTTGCTTCGGGCAACACCGTTGAGGGTTACATTATCAATGACCCGAACGCTCGTTTCGTCGCTCAGGTCAGTGGTTCCACGTCGACCGGCATCGGTACGGATGCTGTGAACAACAACGTCCAGTTCGCCTACGGCACGGGTAACACCGCCAACGGCATCTCTGGCGCGTACATTGTTTACAACAGCGTTGCCGACACGGCCACCCTTCCGTTCAAAGTGGTCGGTATCCTCACGGATCCGCCGGGCTCGCCCGGTACGCCGATCGCACCCGACACTGCAGCGGCCCCCGGCGCTTACAATCGCATCATTGTTGCTTTCAACAATGTTACGACCCGCGCTGGTACCCTTGGCGTCTAAGAGGAGTAAGGACCAATGGCTGTTAATCTTAGTGCCATCAAAGACCTTCTCCTCCCCGGACTCCGTGGAATTGAAGGCAAGTACGAGCAGATCCCGTCTCAGTACGACAAGATCTTCACGAAGCATGATTCCAAGATGGCGCTTGAGCGCACGGCGGAAATGCGCTTCTTGGGTCTTGCTCAGCTCAAGACTGAAGGCGGTCAGACTGCTTTCGACAATAACGCCGGTGAGCGTTATGTCTATAACCAAGAGCATACGGAAATCGGTCTTGGTTACGCGATCACCCGCAAGGCGATCGACGATAACCTCTACAAGACCCAGTTCCACCCGTCCAACCTTGGCCTGATCGAGTCTTTCCAGCAGACCAAGGAAATCTACGGCGCTAACATCCTCAACACCGCGACGACGTACAACGCGGCTGTTGGTGGTGACGGCAAGGCTCTCTGCGCCACCGACCATCCGATCGACGGTGGCACGGTTGCGAACAAGCCGTCCGTGGACGTCGACCTTAACGAAGCGACCCTTCTGAACGCCATGATCGCGGTTCGTACGAACTTCAAGGATCAGGCCGGTCTGAAGGTGTTTGCGCGTGCTCGCAAGCTGATCGTTCCTCCCCAGCTTGAGCCGGTCGCCATTCGTCTCTTGAAGACGGAGCTTCGTCCGGGCACCGCCGACAACGACGTGAACGCGATCATGACGACTGCTGGCGGTCTGCCGGAGTCGTACATGGTCAACGACTTCCTCACGTCGCAGTACGCGTGGTTCCTTCTCACGAACATCGATGGCCTCTCCTACATGGAGCGCATCAAGTTCGAGACGGACATGCAGGTCGATTTCGTGACGGACAACCTGTTGGTCAAGGGCTACGAGCGTTACTCGTTCGGCTACTACAACTGGCGTTCGATCTACGGCTCGTTCCCGACGTCGTAATGCTAAGGGCGGGGGTTTCGACCCCCGCCTTCACTCTAGGTGTATAGATCACACTGACCGGCCTAGCGGACTCTGCACAGACAGTGTGATCGTATCGTGCAGGAGGCTCTTATGGGCGTTACTACGTTTACCGGCCCGGTTCGGGCAGGTGACGTTCTCAACACGACCGGCGATACCGTCGGTTCGATTGCGAACGTCGGCTACGTTGTGATGGCGCAGTCCGCGCCGGTCACACAGGCCACCAATGTCGGCTCTGCTGGCGTTTACAAAACCAACATCGTTATTCCGGCTAACAGCCAGATCCTCTCGATCAGC